CCCCAAATACTCATCCAGAAATACTAAAAAGTGGCGGGGTGCGTTTGCGCCGGTCGCATTGCTTACCCGCGATGCCAACACCGAACTAATACGGGTACTTGATCGTGAGGGGATCGATACCAAAACTTGGATGATGCCGTTACGCGGCGATCTCCCGGAAGATCAGTTCGTCCTTTACAAAACAGAGGTTCCGTTTGAGCAGGAGGAGCGAGCTGTCCGCATCCTCTCAAACATTATTGCGCCGGGGTCGGGGGATCGTTAATCCGCTGCCTTTACCCTCCGCAAGATCTCCCTGAGTGCCCAAAACCGTAACTGTTCGGGTAGTATTCCCTTATCCAGGGCCGCCCGGGTAAGTTCCGGGGGGATCTCTACCACCACCGGCACCCCAGCACGGATCCTCTTGATGAACTTCTTCACGGTATCCCGCTTCCGGAACCCCCCGTTGATGCTGCCGAACTCCCGGCCCAGGTCAAACGCGATGCGGGCCGGGCCATCGTTCATATGGCGCAGGATATACCGCTGCTCATCGTCCGATAGGGGGATGCCGGATGTCAGCGCGATTCACCTCTTAACGGACACCAATCGGGGCGCCGGGCCATCTTATGATAGGACTCATCATTATCACTCACCGGGATTTCACGATTATCTGCACGGGCACAATGGAACGTTATCCAACAGGGGGGATCGTGCTTCTCGCCTCGACCGGTTGCTGGGTCAAATGTCTCACAATGTGATATGAGATTGAGACCGAAACCTCCTGAGCAACAATAATATTCATGGTATCGCTCATCCCACGGGCACAAATCAACCCATGCACCTTTGATAAAAACCATTATTCGCTCCTGCTTGCTTCACGGTAAATCTCATAACAGCGGCATCCCGGGAAGCGTGGCGGATTCTGATCCCCGCTGCTGTGGGGCTGGTCGAGCGGTATCCACCCATCAGCCGTGTTTTCAAGACACCCGTCAGAGACTTTCCCGTCCTGACTGTTTGCCCACATTTTCTCCATCTTCACGCCGTCATCAGTAAGCCCGTCCACAAATCCACGATTGCCGGCTTCATACGCCTGCGCCGATTCATTGACGGCTATGAGTTGCGCCCGGTCCCTGCTGATCGGCCCGTCGTACAGTTTCCGGATCTCCTTTGCGGTCTGGTTGTAACTCCAACCCTCATCCAGAGCGGTTGTAATCACGGTCTTCAGGCTATCCGCCGTTGTGGTCTGGATATCCTTGATCTTCGATAAACTGCCGCCGTTGGCCTTGAACCACGCCACAGCACGGGGATTTTCGAGATTGAACGTAGTGCCGGGCTTTTTTGAGGGGTCGAACGGCAACATCTTCGCTGCCATATCTCCGCCGGCCTGCATCCCATCCATTTCAGCGGATACGACAAGATCCTGGAGGTCCGTGGTGGTCGCCTTTTCGACATCAGACCATATCGCGTTGAACTCTTTGAGCAGTTCAGCCCGGAGTTGTTCCGAAGTCTTGTTGGTCTTCGCTATTGACGGTTGTTCTTCAAGGATTGGTTTCAGTGTGGAGAGTTGTTCAAGCAGGAGATCGCGTTGGGTCTCGAAGAACTCACGGAAGCCGGGCAGGTGCTTCTTTGCGATCTTGTTCTTTTCCCGGATCTTCTTAAGCCCGATAGCGGCTTGCTTGACGTTCGCAGCGGCAACGGATACCGAGGGCATGGGGATTAGTTCCCCTTCGCGGCCCGGGTCAATCCTTCCGCCGCTGATGCCAGCCGGTCCAGCGCTGCCGATTCCGCACTATCCCCGGCATCGTTATCCGCCTCACCCTCTTTGATCCCGAGGGTTGCCTGGACAAATGCCCTGGCCCGGCTCTTGTTGATGATGTTCGCGGCACCGGCTCGGGTTGCCACATCCGCCTTCTGGAGCTGTGCCCCGAATGAGTTTTGAGAGGTGGCAGCTTTCTGTTCCCGTAGTGCTGCCAGTGCCACCTCATCCAGCGGCTTGAGGATATCCCCTGCCCCGGCCTTTGATAGCATGGCCCGGTGTTCGTTCTCGGTTACGGTGCCGGACTGGTTGCCTTCCCGTGCGATCTTCAGCCAGAGGTCCGACTGGTCGATCTCCGGGGCCGGGACATCAACTAGGATCTGATAGCCCTTATCAGTATACCCGTTGTAATCCGCCCACGGTTTGAGCAGGAGCAGGGCGTCCCATTCGATCCACCGGTGCATTCCCTTGATGAAACTCATATACTTTTTGAGTTCCGCCGAGTTGCTGCCGCCGATCAACTGCCCGCCGTCTTTGCCGAGGTCGGACGCGATAAAGAACTGCCGGATCTGCATACCCAGTTCCGTTATGGTTTCCAGTGCCGAGCCGTCGCCGCTGATACCGAGGTTTTCGGCTGTCATGTTGCCGCGTAACTGATACCGGTTAATGCTGCTCTGATTCTTGAGGAGTTTCGCAGCATATGCTTCATCGTCACCCTGCGGATCGGTGACCTTGATAAACCAGTTTCCCCCGCTGCCCCACTGGTTGACCTTCTGCATCTGCCGGCCCCATGAATAGGTGAGCATTTTGATAATCGGGAAAATCGGCAGGATGTAAGGCGTGCCTCCGAGTTCGGCGCACATCGGGGTCGTGGTCATGTGGACGTTGGTAAGCTGAGTCACCTGAGCGTTCCGTTGAGTCTGCCAGTATTCCTGCTCCCCGGTCTTTTCATTGATGCAGATGCCCGGTAAAAGCCGGTTGGATACTAGCGTTGCGGTTGACCCTTTGCGGCTGAACGATGATGGAGGGAGCCGGTTAAGTTCCATTAGCCGGTACTCCGGTCCCTCGTAATCCCATACCGGGTTGCTGAGTGCCGGGCCCCATTCCATCACATCCCGCCAGCGTCGTTGCGTGGAGAAGTTGAATGCTACTTTCGGGTTGTTGATCACCATGTCAATGAGCGATGCGGTAAGGTCCGGATCCTCTTTCTTGTCCTTATCGACAACCTTCAGAACGATATCGTCCTGGAAGATAGTCATCTGCATCTGGTCAAGACCCTGCGTGATGTACTTGTTTTCAAGGATCTTTAGGATCTCGGTTGCGTCGATCTTGGGCTGCTTGAACGTCTGGCCGTCGGACCTGACGTACGTCGTGCCCTCTTTCTTGGTTGCTGATTGTTTAGCCATGATCATATCTCCCCCCCGAATAAGAGCCACCTGAGGCGCCCCAAGAACGTTACTGGGGGGCTTATTACATGTTGGATACTATCCAATGTTTCTTTCAGGGCGCGAAGTTCACTATCATCCACATGCACCCGGACAAGCGCTTCCATTTGCATATCCGGACGATCTGCGCACATCCGCTTTGGCTCATCCTCGATCCATTTCCCCTTTTCAAAGTGCCCTTGTTTATCCATAATCAAACCTCAATGCGTGATCCGTTCGGAAGAATCGCCGAACGAATCTTCCCGGATTCCCCCTTTTACTTCTGGTACAGGCGTGCTATTTCTCACCATATTTCACCCAGTTCATCGTCAAAATTAATTCCCAGATCGTCATCGCCCGATGCTGATGAGGCGACGGCATCCCCGATCTTTGCTTCCCGCGTATGGTCCCGTAATCCTTTTGCAAGTTCGTTGAAGGCTCCGGAAAAGGCGTCCACTACATCATCGTGCTTGCCGTCCGGGAACACTTCAAGCTCTGCAAGTAACAGATCGTTCCACGGTGACCGCTTGATCTTAATCAGACCATTGTATGCGGCCCTGGATGCGGGTACGGACCGGGCCTGCTTTGACCCGGATGAGGGCACACCCATATAATCAGCGCCTTTGAACTGATCGCGGGCTGCAAGGAAGATAACCGTTTTACCGCTTGACCCGCCTTCCTGCTCCTCCCGGATCTTCACGCCCGGGCCGTCCTGTGCTGTGATGGTCCTCCGGGCCTTTTCCGTCTCTCCCGGGTTATCCCTGATCCGGTAAACGTCCATCACGTAATAGATGCCGTTTGCGTGGCACATCTTAACCCCGGCAGTCCAGTCGGGATCCCCGCTCTTCTTACTTTTCCGGGTGGCTGCCATATCCCAGTACCGCACGGTCTGGCCCGATGGTACGGTATCAACCGGTTCCCCGAACCACTCCCGCTTAAAGACCGTGCCGGCTTCTGCTTTGATCTTCCAGTTGCCGCGTAACAGTCGTTCCTGCTCCACGAAAGATAATGCCTGAAGGTTGCCCCGGTACTCAGGATTGATCTTTTCAAGGATCGGGTTGTCTGCGAGTTTTGCCGGGATGAACGTAACGCTTTTAGGCTGACGGTCCGGGTACTTGGCCTTTAGTTCCTCTTCGGTATCCGACCAGATCAACTCATTGCCGTCACGGACGAACCACCGGATAACACCGGAGCGGGAATCTATGGGATATCCAGTCCGTGGATCGATCCACCAACTGATGAACTTCGCTACCCATGATTCCGGGTCGGGGTTCGTGGTTGCCCGGACGTATGGCCGTACCCCGCACACCGAACGGTTACGGGATAACAGATACCAGAACTGTTTTTCGGAGAAGTGGGTGAGTTCATCAAAATAGATCGCGGGGATCTGGCTGCCCTGGTAATCATAGACATGCCGATCATATTCAAGGTGAGCGAACTTCACCCCGTTGCGGTGCGGGGGGAATGTCCATTTGAGATCCGTGCTGTTCGGGGTTGCTCCGATCTGAGGGTATATTTCCCCGGCCGTGTCCCATAACCCGCCCTGAGCTGTGATCTGCGGGGTGGTGCGCCTGAAGATGACCGCTCCGAACCCTTTAACCGTCGTGATGTATTGCAAGGGGTCCATGAGCAGCCCGAAGGTTTTTCCCGAACCTGCCGCGCCTCCATATATCACGATATCGGCGGGTGATGAAAGAAAGGATTCCTGCGGGCCTGCCTGCGGGCGGATGGTGATTTCTTCGTTCGTTACCGCTGATACTGTCATTCTTTCTTTGGCCCCCTCCCATTTGAGGGTACATATACAACAACCGTAGACCCGGTGCCGGGTGGAACGTTCCCGCCTTTCTGCGGATCCTTGAACGACCCCAGGACCCGGCCTTTCAGTTCGATCTGCTTTTCCCTCCGAGCCAGACCGAGCAGCGCGATCTTCGGGTCATAGTCTGGATTGGTAATTTCGATCTCTTCGCCACCCTTCATAACCTTGATAGTTTTCCTGATCGCGTTGTTGATGATGTACCGGGCGATCTTCTCTGACTCGTGTACTTCTTCAAGGAGATCATCAGCATCGGCGGCTTCGTGAGCGTGAGCGGCTTTCTGGATCTTCTCTGCGATGTGCCCGCTTTTTACGTGCCGTTTTAGGGCCGATTCTGATAGGTCGAATTGGTGCGCTATGGTGCGCAATATCGAACCATCCCTGACGATAGCCTTATCGATCTCATTTCGTTTCGGGTGTTCGCAGATCGTGCACTTTCGGCCCGCCATGCAGGTTCACCCGAAGTATTTGTTTATGCATTTATCAGACGATGAAAACAGAATAGCGGAAAATCGGGTCACTTATTGCATTATTGGAGATAGTTGTATAAAAAGAATATGGTTGCCTAGATGGATCGTACAATTATGCTGATGCGAAGTCTTTGATGATTAATCCCGGTTCCCCCTCTTGAAGCAGTTCAACGCAGGTTGACAATTTCGGGTTTAGCCATGCCGTTTTCCCCTCATTCCCGCATTCGCCATCCCATTGATTATTGAGATCGCCAACAATGATATTTCTGGCATCCTGTTCTGTTTCTGCTCGCACCACAAACCCGAATGCCTTGTCATACCATGGAACCCAGGGGTTCGTGTCTTCTGGCAATCCTTCAACCGGTCGTAATATCCACAATTTCATGATTTCTACCCTCCTATTTTCTCATCTTCATAAGCGACCCAGCACCGGCAATTCACCGGCTCCGGGAAATCCTCACGCACGTCCAGCAACCCGCACCGTTTGCACATCCGTGCTTTCATGGGCCAATCGATGGTCCTATAAGCATTGACGTGGGCCGGCTCATGATACCAATCTCCCCACTGATGCCCGAAGTACTGGCACTTCTTTTCCCGGATCCATTGCGTGAATGTCATTTCATCGCCTCGATCGCGCTTGCAGAGATCCGGT